ACTGTATTCGTAATTTTGATTCATTATTAATTCTACATTTCTTTCTGTTGTAGAACTAATAGCACCTAGATGTATAACCCAATCATACAAACTAGGATCAGGAAAACTATTTTCAGTATATTCAAATTCAGTTACATCATGGTTTTGATCTCTTAAATGTTTAATTAAATTTTTTCCTATAAAACCAGCAGATCCTGTTACAACAATTCTCATACATGACTCCATAGTTTTACAATTTCTTCTGAATTTTTTGGAGCAATATCTTTTACAAGTTGGTCAGAATGATGTGTAACATAATTGATGTTTATATTCACTCTAGACCTTGCGTTACTACAAGTACTTCCAGTATGTTCCATATAACTTGGAAATATAACCATTGAGTTTGCTTCGCTTACAATTTTATCTCCATCTTTAAATTCTGTATAGCCATTATTTGTATTACAATAAAAAATTGCTGTATAACTTAATGGCACACTTACATCACAATGCATACCGTGAGTAATAATTTTATCTTGTCCAGGAATATTGTTTGCTTTTACACGTAAAAAAGTATGAGGCTGTAACACAGCAAATATAGGTATTAACATATTCCATAGTTCTGGTCCTGTCACAATATTACTAACTTCATGAAATTTGTGTACAAATTGAATTTGATATTTTTCTTCTGTGCTAGATTGTTCCGGATTAACCACATGGTCTTGATAAAACCAAGGAAATTTATCACTCAAAATAATATCTGTTAGTTGTTTAAAATGTTCATCAGATAAAACATTCTTTATAATAATTTTATTATTTTTTATTTCTTTGTTCATTTACTTTGTCCACTATATTAGATGTTGAAAAACCTTTCACTGTTGGAAATATTCTTACATCTGCTAATTCATTGCCTACTGTTGTTTCAACAGTATAATCTCCACCTTTTACTATTACGTTTGGTTGGTGTTCTTTAATTGCTTCAATAGGCGTGTCTTCTTCAAACACAACAACTTCATCTACCCATGGAAGTTCTAATAGTTGTTGCTTTCTTAAAATAGTATTATTCAATGGACGACCTTCTCCTTTTAATCTTTTGACACTTTCGTCTGAATTAATGCCAACAATTAATTTATCGCCCTGACTTTTTGAAAATTTTAATAATTCTAAATGTCCTTGATGTAATATATCAAAAACACCATTGGTCCAAACCACTGTATCTTCTATATCTGATAATTGTACAACAGTTACTCCTCTGTGTTGAACAACAGCACTAGCACCTTTTAATGCTAATGTACAAGCATCAATCATATTTGTTCCCTGCTCAACATACTTTACAATTATTGCTAGAACAGTGTCACCTGCACCACTGACATCTGCTAATTCAACAGCATCACCCGTGATGTGTTTATAAGTATTTTCACCAACAACATGAATACCATTACCACCGTCAGTTATTACAAGCCACTCCCAAGCAAATTCTTTTCTAAATTGATCCGCATTTTCTTTTGTGAATTCACCAAACCATTGTTCATACTCTTTCATATTAGGTTTCACAAGATATGCACCTTTATAATTTGTAGGTTGTTGTTTCGGGTCAACATAAACTCTTTTTACAGAAGACACAATATCTTTGACTAAAGAATTATTAACAACTCCTTTATCGTAATCACTTATCAATACAATATCGTCTTTTTGTAAATTTTTAATTAAATTTTTGGTAGGTTCAGCATCAGTATATTTGTCTTCCTTATCAAGTCTTAATAGGTGTTGACCATCACTACCAATCATTCTAGTCTTCACTGTGCTTGTTTTGGCATCGCTACTGATGAATGTTTTAATGTTATTTTTCAACAATATTTCCTGTATTTTATGCCCTGGGGCATCGTTGCCCACCGAACTATAAAGATGCGTGTCTACGCCCAAGTTTGACAGGTTTAAAGCGAGATTTCCTGCCCCTCCTACGTTGTAATTACGTTTGCTTTCCTTAAGAACAAGTGCTGATGCTTCTGGAGATACTTTGGTACAATTCCCTTGTACCCAGACATCCAACATAACATCGCCGATTATTTTCATTTGATTAATTTTAACATCTTAAACACAGTGTCTAATTTAATTTGATTTGTTTTATTTTGAAAAGTCTTACGTAGACCTTGGTGTAATGGTTTGGGCCAATTGCCAAAACTTACCCAAGCATATCCATCGTGTTCTGTGTTTAATGAAGGAATAAATTCTTTTTCAACAACACACAAATAAGTGTGGTACAAAAAATTTTCATCATTACTGATGAACGTTTCCATTGGAATAGTTTTTTTAACTTTTTGTTCGCCTATTTCTTCTTTAATTTCTCTTTGTAGACCTTCCCACAAATTTTTATCTGTTGTGGTTGTACCACCTACTAGTCCCCAAACATTATTTTGTTTGCTTTGAGTTCTGTGTAGTAACAAAAATCTTTTGGTATCTAATGTGTAGAAGAGTGCTCCACACCCTACAATTTTACTGTTCATGTAAGTAATTATATGACTACTGGATCTTCCAAGTGCCTTTTCGATATTCACCTTCGAAAGACAATAACCATTCACTACCATTCCATTTGTATTGTACGCCTGTGTTTAAATTGGTAACGTGAGTGGTATTCGTTGTTGTGCTGGCATCAAAAATAACTTCCCAATTGGTACCGTTCCATTCTATGATGTCATTAGCACCAGCAACTAAATCTATATTGCTGTCACCTTTCCAAGCATCAGCACCATCTTCATTATCTGTTGAGCCAATACCTTTTAACAACAATAATCTTTTTCCATTCTGTTTAACTGTTGTTGGATCAAATTTTGTAGGGTCTACAATAAAATCAACTGAACCACTTGTAGTGATTGGTCCAACAATTACAGTGTCAGTTGGAATTGTGTCTTCATCCCAATCAATTAATAATTGATATGGGTTTGCTTCGTTTACTGCTACTGTACCAACTACTTGAGCATCAATGCCTTCTCTATTCAAATAAATTTTGCTCAATCCATTTTTAAAATTAGGTATTGTTAATACATTGCCTGTCCATACTTCGCCACCTATTACACCTTTAACAATAATTTGAGCAACACTATTCAATACATAGATGTCTACATTAATGCCTGTTGTTCCTTGTACTGAGTCTGTATCTTTTCTTATTGCTCTTCCTTTGTCATCTAATTTAATACTGTTTTCATATCCATCTTGGTATGCTTTTAGTTCAGGCATAGTTTGGCTTAAATCTATATTTCCAGTTTGTTCATTGAATATACTTGTTATAATGTGTGTGATTACTCCTAATTTTTTTACTTTTGTTGGCGGAGAAATGTATATAGGTGTTGTAAAACCTAAAGTCGCAACATCGACTTCTGTTTCCGTTCCTAATGGAATCGTTCTAGACGAAAAATTAATATTAGATAATTCTACTACACTTAAACTTGTCCAGTCAACGTAGTTGTCTGTGGTTTGTATTTCTAGAGATGGATTAAACAACATCATTATTTGTTCCATTACTTGTAATTTTTGTTCTGTATTTGATGTCCAAATATCAGCATTCAATGTTAATGTGTATGGTGTTGGCATTAATCTTTCAACTGTAACATTTTTACCTTGTGTATTCAAATATTCATTATTGTTGGCATCATATGCTCTTTCTCTAACATGGACTTTACTAATGAAACTAGAATCTGCTAAACGAGTTCTGTCCATTTCTAAACCGGTAACATACACACCCATTCTAGGCACAGACGGTAATTTATTTTCTGAATTATCTCTTATAATGTGTGATACTTGTCTTGTAATATCTCCATACATTACCGGAATAGTTCTTAAAGAACCATCTCCATCTTTGTATGAAAAATTACTCATCAGTCTAATTATTTGAGTAATATATCTTCTAATCTGTCCGTCGTAAAAAAATTGCATTAATTATCTGCCTTTGGTCTGAGTGCTTTTGATAAACTTTGTCTTTCAGTTACTGATTCGCCAGCAATCGTTGATGTTTTAGTGTTATTAATAAATGTACCTTTTTGTGTACTTCTTGTATCAGTATTAGTTAGTGTCATACGTATGTTATCTTCCATTTTTACCCAACGTCCGCCATCAAATCTAAACAATCTATTTGGCAAAAAGTCAGTACGTAAAAAATAATCACCTTTGTCTGAAGCAGTTGGAAAACTAATACCAAATCCAAACTGTTCACCATTAGGTGCTATGCCATCACCAAGAATATAACCATCATAACCTTCTTTACTAGGTGTTTGATTTACTCTATCGGCTAATGTGTTTTGTGTAGTTGTGTCTAATTGGCTTGTATCTGTTGTAACAAGTTCAGGTTTTCCTTGATCATCCACTTGTAGTGTATAAAAATGTGCTATGTCATATCCTGATTTAGGTGAATCTGCTTCTGCTTGTTGAACAACAGCATTATTGATCTGCATTTCTTTTTCATAAGTTGAGAGCACATCTCTTAATGTTTTGCCATCGCCTGCTCCAGCATCTTTGTTTAGTATTTCTTTGAATTCTTGTGAGTCGTAAATTTGTTTTAACTTAACTCTGTATAAGTGAGGATACCAAGTTTGTGAAAAACCTTCTGCCGCTCTGTTGACGTCTTCAACCACATAAAATCTTTTCAGTGCTACACTAAAATCGTTCAGTGCGTATTCATCTTTTAAATGAGGTAATTCAAATACATCACCTGGCATAACTTTTCTACCCAAAGTTTTAACACTCGAAGTGATGGGTATTGTCATGAACAATGTGTCATTTTGTAAGAACAATCCAAATTGACTCATATCAAAGTCAATATCTTGAACGTTGTATATTCCTCTTATGCTGTACACATCAGAACTGTATTTTCTATCCCTGTTTTCCAGGAACAACATATCTTGTATGTTGGTTTCTTTTACAGCATCATATCTAGGCTGTGTAGGAGTAGCATCTGCTTCTTCCGTATTCTTAGGTCCCAAGTATTTGTGTACAAATACGTCGGTTCCGCCCACAGTGAACATTTCAACCACTGTTTTGTCTAAGAATGTGTAATCGTTCCCTTTTTCTGGTTTATAAAGACTTAATCTAGGCATATACATATATTTATCGGACGATAAATATGTATAAGGAAAACTGTATGAGCGATTTGACCACACAAAAACAAGAAGTATTTGACTATGTACACGCCAGCCTAGGTGGTGGTATGGTTGATGTAGAATTAGACCCAGTACACTACGAAACAGCACTTAAAGATGCATTAGACAGATTTAGACAAAGATCAGACAATTCTGTGGAAGAAAGTTATATGTTTTTACCACTAGTATTGGATCAAAACGACTATATCCTTCCTAATGAAGTGATAGAAGTAAGACAAATTTATAGAAGATCCATTGGTTCAAGATCCGGTGGTGGAGATGGTGGTACATTGTTCGAACCATTCAATTTAGCATACACAAACACTTACCTATTAGCAAGTTCTAATATGGGTGGTGTAGCAACTTATAATATGTTTGCTCAATATCAAGAATTAGTAGGAAGAATGTTTGGTTCATTTATTGAATTCAAATGGAACACAACCACTAAAAAATTAACAATACTTCAAAGACCTAGACAAGGTGAAGAAGTATTATTAGAATGTTACAATTACAGACCAGATTCAGAATTGCTGAAAGATTATTTGGCACAAAAATGGTTAAGAGATTACACTTTGGCAAAATGTAAGTATATGCTAGGTGAAGCAAGAAGCAAATTCAATACAATAGCAGGTCCACAAGGAGGTACATCATTAAATGGTGATGCTCTAAAACAAGAAGCACAGGCTGAAATGGAACGACTAGAAATAGAAGTCAAAACACAAACTGGTGGTGGACAAGGTTATTCTTTCGCAATTGGTTAATTCATAGTTGACAATTCAATAAACATATAGTAATATAAACTATATGAAACACCAAATTATTCCGATGTTTTCGGTTCCTCTGTATCAGACAAATATTCCCTCTTTGGATCCTATAGAAGAATCTTGGATAAAAAATTTAAATTTTCCTCCACAAAGTGTTGGTTTATATGATGCTGAAAATGAAGAGCCAATTAATAAAGGAATGAAAGTTTTAGACCAACCACAACTTAAGAAATTAAGACAACAAATTAAAGATGCTGTGGATAATTTTACACAAGATGTTTTAGACATAGAGCAAAAATTTGAATTTACAACAAGTTGGGTAAACAAATACGGTAAAGCAGATTTAAATCATCAGCATTCACATCCAAATTCAATGATCAGTGGTGTCTATTATATTGAGAGTGATGAAACATCATCACCTATCATTTTTAACAAACCATACTTTTTCACAAATTTATTTCATGAAACAATAAAACCAACTTTTAAAAATAAAAACAACAATCAATACAATCTTGATTACTATGGATTCAAGCCTAAAACAGGAGATTTATATCTTTTCCCATCTTGGTTAGAACACACAGTACCTCCACAAGAAGTTGACAAGGAAAGATGGAGTTTAGCATTCAACTGTTTTGCTAGAGGTAAGTTAGGATCAGGCACTAAACAATTACAATTATGATTATAGGAATATGCGGACTGATAGGTTCAGGCAAAGACACCATTGCTGACTTTTTAGTAAAAGAACACAACTTTCAAAAATTATCTTTTGCTGACAAATTAAAAGACAGTGTGGCTGAAATGTTTGAATGGGACAGACAGTTGCTGGATGGTAAAACAGATGAAAGCAGAGCATGGCGTGAAAAGTCCGATGAATTTTGGAGTAAAGAAATGGGTAGAGACATCACTCCTAGATATGTGCTTCAAGTGTTTGGCACAGAATGTATGCGTGATGGATTCTATGATGGAGTATGGGTAAGTTTAGCAAAAAAGAAAATTTTAGACAATCCTGATATCAACTGGGTAATACCAGATGTGCGTTTTGAAAATGAAGCAAACATGATTAAAGAAATCAACGGTGAAGTTTGGTGGGTAAAACGAGGACAAATTCCTATATGGTTTAAAATGTATCAGGATATAGGTCAAAAACCTAAAGACGTACATCCTTCAGAGTGGGCATGGGCAAATACTGATTTCACATCAGAATTGACTAATAATGGCACTATTGCTGAACTTAAAAATCAGGTACAAGATCGCCTTGTTGCCAACGGATTCCTTCAAGGTGCAAGGATCTTTGGCAATTAGCACACACAGTTTTTAAATTATTGAACCTACAGTTGTGTAAATTACCATCCACATGAAACACATTAAAATGCTGTTTGAATTTGCTTGAGTGTCCACACTTGTCACATTTTTGCTTTAATCTGTATCCTGCTATATACCATTTGGGTTGATAACCACTAGGTCCACCATACTTCAAGCACATCTCACATTGCTTTCTATAATATGTTTTGCCTGCCTTTTTATAGTTCACAGCAGAAGGTCTTTCTTTACATTTTGTACATAATGGTCTCATACGACAGTATTTACCTGCCCTTTCCTACCCCTTTTCTTGGTATAGTAATACAGCACGATTTGGGTATTCGTCATAAATACTAGCAATAAAGTTTTACACTTTAATAGGAGATAAAAAAAATGGCATTAGTTTCACCAGGAGTACAGGTTAGTGTAATAGACGAAAGTTTCTACACACCAGCAGAACCGGGCACAGTCCCAATGATATTTGTTGCTTCGGCACAAGATAAAACAAACAGTTCCGGAACAGGAACAGCAGAAGGTACAAAAGCGGCAAACGCCGGCAAAGCGTACTTAATGACTTCACAAAGAGAATTAGCAGAAACATTCGGTGATCCAGTATTTAAAACTGACGCAAATAATAATCCTATCAATGGTGGTGAAACAAATGAATACGGATTACAAGCGGCTTATTCATACTTGGGTGTTGCCAACAGAGCATATGTTGTAAGAGCAGATGTTGACTTAGGTCAATTAGAAGCATCAGCAACAGCACCAGCGGCAAATCCAGAATCAGGAACTTACTGGTTTGACACAGCAACTTCTAAATTCGGAATATTTGAATGGAATGGTGCTTCAGCATCAACAACTGGTGGACAAAGTTTTAGCAATAAAGTTCCACACGTAATTACAGATTCAACACTATTAGTAACTGGTACAGATCGTCCTAAGACTTCTTTTGGACAAGCAGGAGATTATGCAATCTCGGCTACAACAGATGCTAACACAATGTGGTTTAAAAAATACGATGGTACTTGGAAAGGCGTAGGAACAGCAGATTGGACTGCTTCAAACCCAACAGCATCAGGTAACACAGCAACAGCAGGTTACACAGGTGTAATTGGTTCAGGAACGAATTTCCAAATCACTATAAACGGCGGCGCAACTACAATTACAACATCGGGTACAACGGTAGCAGATGTGGCGTCAGATATTACAGGAGCAGGTGTTTCAGGTTTATCAGCAAGAGCAGTTGGTGGTTTACTTCAAGTTTACTACGATGGCTCAAATGATCAAGACATTATCTTTACAGATGGAACACTAGACACAGGTGTAGCACTAGGTATTGAAGCAGGTACATATTACGTACCATCATTATCTGTTGCTCCACATACTTCAGTTCCAGAATTTAAATCAACTGACACAAACCCAAGACCAACAGGTTCTTTATGGGTTAAAACAACAACACCTAACGCAGGTGCTAGTTGGATGGTTAAAAAATTCAATGGTACAACTAAATTATGGGAAGAAGTACCAGCACCAATTTACGAAAGTAATGAACAAGCACTTTACAATTTAGACAGAGTGGGTGGTGGTTTAAATCTTGCTGTAGGCAGTTTATACATTGACTGGCAACAAGAATCAAGTGGACTAATTCAAACAATTATGAGAAGAGAGTCTACAGGCTCAACAAAAATTACAGGTACAGCAGTAGCAACTGGTATTACAGCAGGTAGTAAAACATTTACGATTGCTGAATCAATTGTTGGTCAAGCGGCTTTAAATTCTGCTGTAACAGTTTCAGTTTCACCAACAGGTGCGGCAACTGATGCTGATTTAATAGCCGGTGCTATTAACGGTTCAGGATTCACAAACATTGTAGCAAGTGTTGATTCTTCAAACAGAATCGTAATAGAACACAACGATGGTGGTGAGTTTGTAAT